TACAAATTTTTGATATGGTTCGAATTCTGCTGAATATGTACAGTTCCCACTTGTATTTAAAGAAGTTGCAGACGTTAAAGTGAAAGTATTTGCGTTAGGAACAGATTGGATAATATAGTCACCATCAACACCAGTTCCAGAAGTAAAATCTAAAGTAACAAGACTACCCACACTATAACCATGACTTGATTTTGTGATTGTAATTGTGGTGCCTGCACTTCCAGATCCATCATTTATTGTATATGTGGCTGATACTGACAAATCAGGATCAGAGTCAGTTGTGGCAACAGATAGCGTGGCGTTCACATTGACGGCGGTGGCTGAGTCGAAATCAGTCCAAGTATCTATATTTGCAGTTCTGCTATCAAATAAATCATTCGGATAAAAACCTTGTGTAACAAAGTGTCTGCGTAATCTTAATGGCTGTTTACCTCCAAGATCAAGGGTATTTGCAAAGAAATATTGTCCACCTGTAAGAAAATCTACATTACCAAGAAAATCAAAATCTGCTATTGCATCAAAATCTGTTACATCATCTAGTAAAACTGTTGACCCTAATACTAAACCATTAACTTCATCAGAAAAAAAACAATCATCCCTTACACCTTGAAAGGGTGGACTATCTAAATCTTCTCTATCTGTTAAAACTGTAAGTTTTGGAAAAACATCAGGTTTTGTATTTATATTTTTTATTGTTGCAGTACTAGAACTTAACCTTCCACCATCATCACGGAATTTTAAAAGGTAAGTACCATTAACAATATTTGGGACTATCGCTTCACTTACATTACCTGACAGTTCAGGAACTACATCAACCGCATTTGTAAAAGTCGCTCCTGTTGTAAGGTTTGAACTACGAATCACCACGTTACCCCCATGAACCACATCAACATCTGTCGATTTATCAAAACGTATTCTTACAAACTGATCTGATAAAGGTTCAATCTGTACATTTTGAACATCTGCTGGTAAAGCTGTTTTCCCAACTGTATCTACTGTTAATGTTGTAGGTTCTGCGCTTGGTTTGTTTATGGCATTGTAACTAAAAAGTCTTATTTCATAAGTACCTTTCTGGCTATTTTCAATATCAAACGTATTACTTAAAACATTTTGGGTAATAAAATTACCATTATTAAATCTATATTGAATTTGATATCTACTTACACCCGCTTGTGGTTGCCAATTTAGAAATAATTTACTTACGGCTTTATTATTTATTTCAATAATTTTTTCTGTAGCTGATAAGCCGCTCGGTGGTGATTTTAATTGATTTAAAACAGTGGTTGATCTAGCTGGTAATTGTTCGCCATCCTCGACAAAAGCATATTTTCCCTCTAAATGAGATAGTGCAGTAACTTCAAATGTTAAATCTTTGTTTTCTTTAACTGATATCACTCTCCACAAAGTTGTCTCAAGAGTATCATTTTCAATAACAAATATAGAGTTGTTATTTGGTGCAGAACTAAAAGCAGAACTAACATTTATGGTAGTTCCAGATATTGAACTTATTGTTCTTGTTTGTAATGTGCCGTCTGACAAAATAACACTTAAAGTTGCATTGGCTGTATTTGTTAAATCTGTGTTTGTAGAATCATCCACAACTATTGATGTTGTTGTCGCAGATTTTATTTTTCCACCTCTTCTTACACCAGCCTTTACTGGATCACTAATTGAAATAATTTGACCACATCTTACAAGTGTCCCTGCCTCTGCTGTAATTGTAAATGAACAAGTTTCACCAGAATTTTGTTCATTGAATAAAAACCATTTGCCCATGCGTTGCGCCATTCCTCTTGAAGTCGTACCAAAACTTTGTATTGTTTTACTTACAACTCCATACTTTGCTATAGCTGCGGTATCTTCCACCGTTTCAAAGTCAATTTCCCTTGTTTCTAGATCAAAATAACTGACATTAACAACAGTATGTCTTGTTTTTAAAGAAGATCCAGTGTAAGAAAAACCAGCTTCAGTCACATTTGCCAGAGTAAATAAATAAACAGGATCAGAAGGTCTATCACCAGATATTGATATAGAGCCAGCAGCATAAAATGGCATAACTCTCATTATCGAACAAATATCATTTATTAAATTAAAAGCCTCTGCTTGCTGTGTAATGTTTACATTAATAGCAAATCTGGCCTCCTGACCTCCCTCACCATCGTCAACTAGTTCATTGTTGTAAACTGATTGGTTAAAAAAAGTAAATTGATCTAATGAACTTTCACTAATAGATAAACCATATCTTGTATTAGTCAAAATATCATATAAAACCCAAGCTGGGTCAGAGTGCCATTCTTTATTAGCTTTAAATGATCCATTAAATGTTCCACTATAAGTAATGCGTCCAGTTGCTATATCTACAGTTGCGTTGTGAGGTATTTTAGTTTTAATTCCTCTTAATCTGAATGATCTAGTTGGGATTCTAGGAAATGCTTCAGCACTAAATCTTAGTGCTAAATGTGCTGTATTTGGATAAGCATTTTGTTCAAAAATTATTTCTGTCATGCTAGACCAACTAAAGGCTGTAAATTCTGGACTAGTTGTATCAGCCGTTGTTCTAGATACTCTTACATTAATAGGAAAATTTGTATTAGATGGAAGATTTATTAAATAATCTCTAAAATAAGCATTTGTAGATCGCCCTTTTACTGTATCTTCTATTGGTGTTGTGGTTGTTCCATTATTCTGAATAATTTCAATTTTTAAACCAGCACTCGCCCCAGTAATATCTCCATTATCTTCAATTTTTTGCATATTATTGAAAGAAACTGTAACTCGTACAGCATTAACAGAGGTGTTTGAAATTGCTCTTGTAATTGGGTTTCCAAAAGTTACTGCAACACCTACACTGCTTTCTGTTTCAATATTTGAAATTCCTTCAATAAAAGTTTGATCTGATGTTCCAAATCTAGGAGTGAAGCCAACGTCTTTAAAATTAAATTGACTTTCATCTGGTGATGTATTACTGGCAGAGGTTTGTAATAACTGTGTTCCATTAAGAAATATGTCCTTTTTAAAAGCGTTATTATATGCAGTTGTTCCTTTTGTAAGACCAGCCTTTGATGCTGTTGCACTGCCCTCTATTTCTCCCTCCCCCACCACTTCTACGAGCGTGTTAAATTGTTTTGAGGATAATGCATCTTTTGGTAAGTCTGGATTGTTTAGACCAAGTATTATTTCTGAGAGGTTTGCAAAATTAAACATCAAGCATCACCTCTAACTTGTACTGTATCAATACCATTAGAAACTGTTACTGAACCGACTATAGTTTCTCCATATATTAAATTAATCGGAACTCCACTTCGACTAACATTTGTGATTCCACTAAATGAATAGTTATTAGCTAATGAGGACGGGTCTGTGATATCCATGCCAGATGGCCCCATCATAGATGGTTGAGGTGTCAACATAGATGTCACTCCATCAATAATTAAAGAAGTACCAACAGCAGTGACAAGACTACCAATTATACCTCCTCCAACAATACCACCAATAAAAGATGACACAGCACCACCAAAAACAGGGGCAATGAAAGGAGCTAAAAAAGCAGATCCAGTTGCAACAGGGATTATTCTTATTTCTTTTTCTCCAGACATAGATAATTTATCTTCAGTTATTAATTTATCTCCTGACCAAATTTTGTAATTATTACATAAAATATCTTTTTGTACGTGCGGGAAATTATTATAAAAAAAACTAAATGCTTGACCAACATTATTAAGATCAGCTTCAAAAGTTGACTGACCTAAAACTTGTCTTAATTTTCCATATACTTTAATTCTTCTCAACATGACGATACTTTTTGTAGATTGATTTTTGCATTTGAGAATTTAATAAATCCTTTGAACTTAGTCTACCAACTTGATGATGTAAGACCATCTGATCTCCAACATAAATGCCTACATGACAACCTTTACTTTTTCCCATACTAAACAAAAGCAAATCATCTTTTCTAATATCGTCATCAACTTCTACAAAATTACAGGATGGAATTTCTGTTTCAAATTTGTTGTTGGTTAACATTTCATACGGATTTTTTGGTCTAATGAAATTCATAACTTCAAATCCTTTATCTTTAAAATAATCAATAACAATAGTCCAACAGTCAGCAGCCCCCCAAATCCATGTTCTCCCAATAATAGAGGATGGTTTATATCCAGAGGGTTTGAAACTATACCAATCATCCATTTCTGGGCTATAAATATGCCAAGGTAAACCCAAATATTCACAGGCTGACTTATCCGCCTCAGAGGGAAATATTGGCCCTTTAGGGTGTGAGTGTATAAGCCCGATAAGTTCGCCACTGTCTTCAGCGTCAGCCCAATCATCAGGGTCAATTATGAAATAAGATATTTGGTCATTTGCTAAATTTTTACAAGGGAAATATACTTCTTTACCTTTTACTATTGCAAGTAAACCACAGGATTCTTTAGGCAAACATTCTATTGCATGTTTTTTTGCTTTTTCTTTCCAAATCATGCGTCTATAAAAGTACCAACACCACTAAAATCTTTTCTTGTTATTTGTCTTTTTGGAATCCTTACGTTTGCTTGATCAATTTCGCTTACTAATTCATATTGAACTATCTGTCTGTTTTCAACAATTTTTCTATCTAAAAAAAATATTTCATCTGGAAATTTATTTGAACTTGGTGTTCCAAAAGGATTAGACCCAGATGCAAAATTTGCCGCATCTATATTATCGGCTGTAGTTCTTATTCTTGTAAGCTTTGCACCATTAAGATCATTTGCTGCTGTTGTTGCATTAACAGAGGCAATCAAAGTTGTTATTGTTGATAAAACGTTACTTATTGTTAATTGTGGTCTTGGGATCTGTCCTTTACCAGTAAATTCAAAGCCTTCGGCTTCAATTGGAAACCTTTGATATGTATTACCTTCCCAAATTATTTCTCCATTGCTATTTTGATTAGATCCACTATGAAAACGAAATAAAGTATCTTGCCCATGAATTGAGGTAAATAATTGTAATTCAAACAATTCAATAATTGCTGATGGATTTATTTTTTGTAATTCATTTGTAGGTATTACCATTATGGTTCTGCCACCTCCTCAAATGTTAAGTTCATATTTACTCTATTTAAATATGGAATTGTTTTTGATCTGCTTGTACATTTGAATTTTCTAGCTGATGATTCTCCTGTCATTGTGTAATCAAAAGAAGCTTGGTCATCAAATCTAGCATTTAAAAAAGTATCTATTGTATCTGCATCTGTTTCTGATATAGCAAAACTTAAATTTATAATATGTAGTCTTTTATTAGTGGGTAAACCAAAAACAGTTCTGAACTCATAGCCATCACCGAGTTTTGTGGTTATGCTTTTTTGCTCTACTGTTTGTGTTGTTCCGTAAACTGGGGTAATTGAGGGAAAAGTTGCCATTATGCTAATAAACCTCCTGCACGTTTTTCTTTAATAAGTTGTTGTTGAATAACTTGACCTAAAACCTCGCCTAATTGCTGTGCATCAGTAGTAGATCCTTGAACAGAACTGCCACTGGCATCTACGTTAACTGTAACCATATTTGTAACACCGCCACCTCCACCGATTTGGTTATTTGGAATAATTGTACCCGAAACAGAGGGAACAAATATTTCAGGGCCACGCTCTCCAACAATTGATGCCTTCCCCACAGGTGGCCTTCCACCATTTGCAAACAAACCACCCAAAATACCACCTAAGAAACCACCTATTCCTTTACCTTTACCACCAGATGCCGACTTTCCAAAGTTTTCACCAAAACCACCTAATATTTTTTCTATCTGTGCATCAATAATTTTATCTCTGATTTTATTTAATACATTGGTCATCGCCTGTCCAAAAGATTGTGCGCCTGTGATAGCCTCTCTTAAATTATTCTTGATGCTGCCTTCTATTTCTTCCCCGACTGCCATCATTTTTTCTTTTAGTTTATCTGTTTCTGTTTGTTGTTTTTTTATCAATTCTTCAGACTTTTTATGTTCTTCATTTTGTTTTTTCTTGGCTTCTGTAATTTTTTCCTCAGATTCAAGAGTTTTTAATCTACCCTCTAACATTCTTTGTTGTGCCTCTGCTTCCTCTAATGCTCTTTTGGCTCCTCTTTTTGCATTTCCTCTGGCTTTTTCAAGTCTTTCTTCTAATTTTTCCACTGCTTCGGTTTGCTTATCATAAGCCTCTTGGACATCTTCTTGATTTCCTTCATTAATTAAATCTTGGAATTCTTTTGCTTCTCTTCTTGCCTTGAAAAATGCAGTGGCCAATGCTCCAACACCAACAGCAAGTAAACCAATTCCTGTTGTGGCCATAGCTATTTTCAAAGCACCCAAAGCAAGTGTAGTTTTTCCTATGCCTCCAGCCGCCAATAATGCAGCAGCTTTAAGACCTGTTAATCCACCTGAAGCGATCAAACTTTGAACTCCTACAGCATTAATTGAAAAAACTAATGATTTTAAAGCTGCAACTGTCACAGGTATTGCAACAGCCACTAATTTTATGCCAGTTGCAATTCCAGCTATCAATATTGCAGCCTTTCCAGCATCTGATGTGACAAATGTATTTAATGCCGTAATAAATTTTGTGATTTCAACTGTTGCACCCATGATCGCAGGCTTCAACATATTACCAACTGTTATTGATAGTTCCTCTGCTGCATTACCGAAATTTTTAAAGGTTTGAGTCGGATCATTAGCAACTAATTCTTTTAATGAGGCTGCTCCATCAGTTTCGATCTTTCTTAATGCTCTTAATACAACATCACTTGTTAACTTTCCTTCGGCAGCCAGTTCTTTTAATTTACCGATTGGCACATTAAGTTCTTCTGCTATTGGTGCAAGTAATGTTGGTATCTGTTCAGATATACTCCTAAATTCATCACCAGCTAACCTTCCAGAACCTAATGCCTGAGCTAATTGTCTGAAAGCATTTGATGATTCAATTGCTGATGCCCCAGCTAGTTTTGCAGCAGTATTAAAACCAAAGAATGTGGATTTTATATCTTCAACCCCGACACCTAAAGGGGCTAATCTTGCAGTTATGTCTGTTATACCCTCCAAAGCTTCTGTAGCACTTAAACCAAATGCTTTCTGTGCTTCAGTCGCAATTTGCTGTGACTTGGCAAAAGTTCCATTTGCCTTTGTTAAAAGTCCTAATCTTACATTTAACTTTTCAAAATTTGCTGAAGTCTGTACTGCCTGTTTTGCTAATAATGTAAATCCGATTCCACCTAATGCTGTTTTTAACCCACCAAATGCTGATTGTAATTTATTTGTCTGACTCTGGACACCATTTAACGCTCTAGTTGCACCACTAGCATCAACTCTTAGCCTAACGACTGCCTCTGCCACAAATAAAAAAAGCCTTTATTATATATTACCTTGAATTGTGTTTTTGTCGTTGCATCGCTTTTTTTTCTTCTTCAGTTTTATTTTCATAATATGCAGCCCAATATATCAACTCCTCTTCTGAAATAGAAGTTCTTAATTCATTTAATGTCTTGCCAAGTTCTGTTGCTAGGAAAAATTCAAAGTTTAACCAACTATCCCCTTTTATTCTTTTTTTGCTGTATCAATATCAAGTTGAATATCAAATAAAAATAATTCAATTTCATTTAAAACTTTTTCAGGCAGTTGCCTTTGAAGCATGGGTGCATCTGACATATCAAAAGCTGGGGTGCCATCCTCTTTCTGTGCCATCTTACAGAGCAACTGAGTTGAAACAGTTAATGCTTCATCTGTTCCAGCTAATTGCTGTGC